AGAATATCAAAATACAATATTAGCGCAATTTCTTAAGGACAAGCTCGATTTAGACGACCAAACTATTAAAGACGTTTGCGAAATCAACCGCAATATTAACAACGCTTTACCTAAGTTGGAAGTACCAAGAAACTCTATGTGGCTTCCAAAGACATTCGAATTTGAAAATATGTTTAGCTATGGTAAAGGCAATTTTGTGGACTTTACTAACATGTCGGGAACTTATGGGCTGTTTGCTCCTAACGCTAGCGGAAAGTCTACACTGCTTGACTCTATTACCTATTGTATCTTTGACAAATGTTCGAAGACAACAAAGTCCGCACAAGTCATGAACAACAATTCTGACTCTTTTTCGTGCAAATTGGTCTTCGAATTAAACGGGTTGGAGTATACTATATCAAGAAAGGGAAGCAAACAAAAACTTGGTAATGTAAAGGTAAACGTTGACTTCTACTATAAAGACGAAGAAGGCAATAAAGTTTCCTTGAACGGTAAAGAGCGCAACGATACGAACAAAAGCATTCAGAATTTACTTGGCAACTACGAAGACTTCATACTCACAACGTTATCTACTCAGAATAACAACACTGGATTCATTGATATGAACCAAAAGGAAAGAAAAGATTTGCTTTCACAATTTTTGGACATCAACGTGTTCGAAGATTTGTACATTTTGGCTAATAACGAGATGAGAGAGGTAAGTGTCTTATTAAAAGAATATCAAAAGGAAGACTACCATCAATTGTTTAAGAAGGCCGAGTTCGACGAAGAAACTTTTGAGATAGCTTTAGACGAAGCAAAAGAAGAGAAGAGAAAAACAGAAGAAAAGAGAGATGAATTAAATGAATCAATACTAAATTATACAAAGCAATTAATTCCAATAGATAAAGATATAGTTGATATAGATGGATTGGAAGATCAGAAGTCTACAATCGAAGCGGGTATTGCAAAGATAATAAAATACATAGAGACAAATAATAGAATAATCAATCAAGTTGAAAAAGATATAATAGAACTGAATACTCAAACAGTAAGTAATAAACTAATTAAAGATGTTAACTTAGAGGATTATAGTCAAAAGTTAAAAGATTTTGAAATAGATACTAAACAATTAGGCGACAAAAAATTAGAATTACGTCAAGCCAATACCAATTTACAAAATAGTAGAAAGAAAATGGTCAAGTTGGCCGAGCTTAAGTATGATCCTAATTGTAGTTTCTGTATGGACAACGTGTTTGTAAAGGACGCCATTGAAACAAAGAACTCCATAGAAGCAGAAGAGCTAGCCGTGAAAGATTTGGAAACTCAAGTAGAAACTTTAGAAGCCCAAATCAAAACGAACTCTAAAGCTGTAGAAATTAAAGCGGCCAAAGATCAATACAACAAAGATTTACAAGAATTAGAGGCACAAAAGAATAGGTTAAACGCAGACGATAACAAGTTAAATAAGAAGTTAAACGATAGTAAGACTTTATTATCAACAATAGAAGCCAAGATAGCAGCACACAATCAACAAGAGCAAGCAATAGAAACCAATAAGCAACTTAACGAGTCAATAGACAATATTAAAGCCGATTTGAAAACTATTGAGAAGGACTTACAGACCAAAAACGATTCAATAGCAGATATTACCGCGAACAAAAGATTGGCCGAGAACTCCAAGATCAAGTATGAGAAGGCAATAGAGAAATTAAAGGACTTGGAAGCAAAATCAAAAGACTATCAGTACTATTTGCAAGCAGTACACAGAGACGGTTTACCTCACAGACTAATCGCAAACACAATACCACAGATTGAGGACGAAATCAACAACATCTTGTCACAATTGGTGGATTTTGCAGTAGTTTTACACGCTGACGATAAAAATATAAACGCATACATCGCTTATGACGAAGATAACTTTTGGCCTTTGGAACTTACTTCTGGAATGGAGAAGTTCGTTGCAAGTTTGGCTATCAGAACCTCTCTTATCAACGTATCCACTCTTCCTAGGCCCAACTTTGTGGCAATAGACGAAGGCTTTGGAGCGCTTGATCAGACTAACCTGAGCTCAATGGTCATGCTATTTGACTATCTTAAGACACAATTTAAGTTTATTATGATCATATCCCATATTGACTCTATGAGAGACGTGGTAGATCACCATATAGAGATCAACAAAGTCAATGGTAGATCCAAGATAGAACAGACCGCTTAGATATTTATTACCATGATCAAAACAATCATTGCAATATATCCAGGACGCTTCCAACCATTTGGCAGACACCACGCAGAATCATTTAAGTGGTTAGAATCTAAATTTGGTAAAGGTAAAACCTTCATTGCAACATCCGACGTAGTTACAGCTCCTAAAAGTCCTCTTAATTTTAAAGAAAAGAAAGAAATCATAAGCAAATACGGCTATGGTTCTAGTCTTGTTCAAGTTAAAAATCCCTATCAAGCTCAAGAAATTACCGAAAAGTTTGATCCAAAGACTACAGCGGTTGTTTTCATGGTTGGAGAGAAAGATATGAAGGAAGATCCTAGATTTAAGATAGGAAAAAAGAAAGACGGAGGAGATTCTTACTTCCAAGCTTACAAACCTGGAATGCAAATGCAAGGCTACATACAACACGGCTATTTGATCGTTGCTCCTCACACCTCTTTTAAAATTACAGGATTTGGCGAGATGAGCGGCACTACTATTAGACAAGCCTTATCTTCTAAATCCACACCAGAACAATACAAGAAATTATTTACCGATATCTTTGGTTGGTACGATCCTAAAATTGCAGAAATGTTGAAAAAAAAGTTTTCTCAATCTAGTTTAAAAGAGTCCTCTAGTTTTGAGAAGTCTCTTATATTAGAATATCTAGTTTACAATTTATTAAACGAAGGTGGAGCTGCTGGACACATGGCACACCCTTTCGATATTCCTTCTGTAAAAACTGGTAAAGATCTTATCGACGTTTTTAACAAGACAGCAGTAAGTTTAACAAAGAAGCCAGTTCCAGTTAAAATAGACGGCATCAATGCTTCTATTAGACTTGGAAAAATAGACGGTAAAGTACAATTTGCAATGGACAGAGGCTCTAATAAGCCGCTAGACGTTAAAGGCGTTACTTCTAAAGACCTAACTGATAGATTTGGCGAAGGCCATGGCATGATTAAGATCGGCGGTAAAGTTTTAGAGATATTCAACAAGGCATTGCCAGCTATTAAAGGAGAACTTGCTCAGTTAGGTATGCTAAAGAATCCAAACATCTTATTTAATATAGAATATGTAGAAGGAAAATCAAATGTACAAGAGTACGAGAGTAACTTCTTAGCAATACACAATCTTTTACAGATAGATAGAGTTAGTCCAACTAAAAGAGTGACCAAAGAGATCTCTTACGACAAGAAAGCATTACAGTCTTTGATAGAGAAGATGACGCCAATAGCAAAAAAGTACGGATTCGAAGTAATGGGAGAAATTCCTGCCAAGTTAAAAGGCAAACCTAACTTCTCTTCAGCTTTATCTAAGAGCTACACAGTAGTTTTAAGTAAAGGAAAGAAAGAAACCAAATCATTGAGCGATTGGTTGAGCAAGGCTAAGAACACAAAGGGCATGAAATTGAAATTAAAAGACGGAAAGACTGTCGATGCTCTAAGCAAACAAGTGTTTATGTGGATCATGGATGGAAAACCAGTAGATCAGTTAGTCTCTGACATGAAAGATGCTCAGATTGCTATTGATTCTTTTGTAATATACAATGCTACTATGCATTTAGGAGACGTTATCTTGGACAATATGACTTCACCGCTTGGAGACGTTAAAGATCAAGAGGGAATAGTAGTAAGAGACAAAGCAGTTTACGACAAACCATATAAAATCACCGGATCCTTTATAGTTAGAGGTTTACAAACCGCATTCGGAAAATAACATGACGCCAAAAGAAAAAATAGCAATCATAAAAGACTTTGTTGAATTCTGCGAAAATGAAATAAACATAGAAGAGCTTCCAAAGATTAAATTTATTTTGGACAACAAATGGGCAAAACATTTGCATAGTTTTGGCCGATACCGAAACGAAAAGCGAGACGTAACTGTTTACATGGGTAAAAGAAATTTGGCCGATACGCTTAGAACGCTAGCACACGAATTGGTTCATCACAGACAAAACGAACTTGGAAAACTTGACATGAATAGCGGAGACACCGGGTCTAATATAGAAAACGAGGCCAATTCAATGGCAGGTATATTAATGAGAAAATTTGGAAAAACTCACGAAATGATATACGAATCCAAAAGTTTAAAACTTACCGATATCTTAAAAGAAATAAAACAAAAGTAGAATGCAACAATCAGTTTTGAAAAAAGAATTTAGCAAGAAGGACGTACAAAGAGCCAGAAACATTATTACTGGTAACACCGGAGCTGCTACACAGACTTTGGCCGGTTGGGAAAAGAAATCTATAGATCATACAGAAGGAGACGTTTGGGAAGAAGACGGACGCAAATGGACTATATCCAATGGTATTAAGCAGAACATTACCAAGATGGACAAGTTCAAAAAGCTAGTGGTCATGCCTTTGTGTTGTCCGAAGTGCAAAAAAGCGATGAAGCTTACTGATCTTAATAAGAAAATGTACGCTATTCATGATAGATGCTTTGATTGCGTAATTGAAATGGAAGCAAAGATAAAATTGGACGGAAAATGGGAAGAGTACGAGCGTGGAATGGTAAAATCCAACGCTAGGGCCAGCTTATTGGACTTCGAAAAAGCAGTAGATGCATGGTACGAGGAAAAAGACACCTTTGTTTCTGAGCAAGGCGACGTTGAAAAGTGGTCAGGTGGAGATAAGAATAAGATGTACGAAGAAATTAAAGCCAGACTACAAGAGATCAAAAGTTCCGATATTTATTAATAAAATTTTCAATGCCTGCTACATCAATCAAACAACAACAAGCAATGGGTATCGCAAGAGGAATCCAAAAAGGTGAAATCGAACCCAAAAAAGGCACTACTTCAGCTAAAATCGCAAAAACAATGAAACCAGGAGACGTAAAAGACTTCGCTTCTACAGAACACGAAGGCTTACCTAAAAAAGCAAAGAAAGAAAGCATTGACGGTGCTATCGATACATTATACATGGTTAAAAAGCCTTATTCAGGCTGTCAATTAACTGATCTTGTTCAACCAATCGATCCCTTAGTAGGTCTTGGTGGTTCAGAAATAGTTCCAGATCACGTACACGCTGTATTTGCAGATCAAGATCAAGCTCAATCAATTGCAGAAGGTCTTTACGAAGAACACGGTCAAAAGATGGAGGCTTTAGAAGAAAAGAAAAACGATGTAGCTTCTAAAATTACAAAGGCAATAGAGGAATTTGAAAAGAAAAGAAAGGAACACGTAGATGCAGCTAAAGCAGACCCTAAAAACGCTAGTCAACACAAAGATAAGATTGCTATGATGGCTACAAAGATCGACGATTTGATGAGTAAGCTTGAAAAAGTTGAAAGATCAAAAAAAATAGAAGACAAAAAAGAAAAAAAGGTAGTTAAAGAAGCCGTAGCACCTCCAATTCCTTCAATAAACAATAGCACAAGCGGTTTGGCAAAAGCATTTAGACAATACGCTCAAGATGTAACTTCTAAATCAGGTATGTCTTCAAAAGAGATCGCAGGTATTGAAAAATTAATTAACACTATTTTATCAAAAGCTTCTGCAGCAGAAATTGGAATCGCTATAGATAAAGCCCAAATGGCATTAGATAATTCTACTAAAAATGTAGGTCAAAAACCAGGAATTCCGCCTTTACCAGCAAAAAGTGGATCTGATAAACCAAAGATTCCTGCAATTCCAGCTTTACCTGCAAAAAAAGCAGACACAAATAAGCCAACAATTCCTGCAATTCCAGCTTTACCAAAGAAAAAATAATTAAATGAGTGCAATATCAAAATTTATATCTACTCTTTTAAATTCTAGACAACAAGCTCATGTATTTCATTGGCAAGAACAAGGCGAAGGCTCTGAAGCTCGCCACTTGGCTCTAGATAACTACTATAATGAAATTATAGAACACGTAGACGGTCTTGTAGAATCTTATCAGGGTCGCTATGGCATCATTAGAGGCTATGATTTGAATTTTAGATTAAGAGAAGATAATGATCCTGCTTTTTATTTTAGAGCATTAGTTAAATACGTAGAAGCTGCAAGACAAAAGCTTCCTCAAGACTCTTATATTCAAAATCAAGTAGACGAAATAGTAGATTTAATCGAAACAACTAACTATAAATTAGATAATTTACACTAATGATTAAATTAGCGGATATATTAGAAGAGATTATAGATGAAGCGAAGTATCATGGCAAAAATGTTACTCTAAATCAGCCTCATTTAAGTCCAGATGGTCCTAAAAAGAGATCAGTATACGTTAAAAATCCAAAAGGAAACGTAGTTAAAGTAAATTTCGGACAAAAAGGAGTTGCAATTAAAAAGCACCTTCCCAAACATAGAAAGTCTTATAGAGCAAGACACGGTTGTGATAATCCAGGACCAAAATGGAAAGCAAACTATTGGTCTTGTAAAGCATGGTAATATGATAAAACTAAAAGACATACTATTAGAAATGGGCGTAGGAACTATAAAACCCATCATGGATTTGTACGATGAAAATCCAGAGAAAGTTTCTAGCGTTATATTTCCAAATAATTCAAAAGCATCAAGACAAGAGGTAGAAAGAGAATTACGAGGCGCTTCTTACGAAGATTTTAATCAATACAGACAAGAACTTGGAGTAGAAATAGAAGAAAGCAAAGAAAAACCAGGTTTGTGGGCAAATATTAGAGCGCAAAGAGCTAGGGGAGAAAAACCGGCTAGAAAAGGAACTAAAGCATTTAAACAAGCCGTTAAAGCTGCTGACGATATTAATACTATGGATGAACTTAGTCTAAAAAAAATATTAGGAACTACTGCATTAGCTGCCGGTTTAGCAATGTCTCCAAACCAAGCCAAAGCACAAGAGCCAAATAAAGCTCCAACTACACAAGTTCAAAAACAAGACACAACAACTGGATTTGGCCTTGGAAAATCTTCTCAAGAGCACACTGCTAGAACAATGGCAAGATTAAATGCTACAAAAGATTTAATGCAAAAATTAGGAAAGACGGAACTAAGCGCAGGCATAGAAATACTAGATTCAAAAACATTTCAAACAAAAAATGGTTACGAAGTTGAAATGAAAGTTAAAATATCGCAATAAAATACCAAATAATGAAACTTAAAGACTTACTTAAAGAAGCTATCGGAGAAATCTCTTACAAAAAAGCTGGTTTACAACATCCAAACAAAGCGGACTTAAATCACGATAAAGAAATCTCTTCTTACGAAAAGAAAAGAGGCCAAGCAATTGAGAAGAATTTAGAAGAATACAATCCACAAGACGATGAAAATAACATTCGTTTTGGTATGGAAGTAAGACCACTACAAACAATGCCTTCACCAGATAATGGAGAAGTACAAGCGATGAATAGCAATATGGTGTGCGAACAATGCGGAGCTGCGATGATGTATGAAGACAGAATGTGCTCTGAGTGTGGATATATGCAAGAAGAGGGTGAACAACAACCAAATCCTCAAGCACCAGATCACGAAGTGTTTATGGCAAAAGCCAGTTTAAAAAGCATTATCAGCAATGCAAGCGAATTGATGAATAAATTGGGTGACGAAGAGATAGATATTCCTGCTTGGGTTCAAGATCACATTACAAACGCGGATAACTATATTGGTCAAGCAAACGACGGATACTACGAATACGAAGCTGGTGAAGGAAACGAAACTCCTGACGAAGAAGCATTATACGAAGCAAAACCATCTGCTGGATTAACAAAAAAGCAAAAGAGCGGTATCGAAAAAAAAGCTCATAAAGGCAAAAACGTTGGACACGGAGGATTTGATAAATTAGCATCTACCGCTGCAAAAGAATACGGATCTAAAGAAATTGGTAAAAAAGTTGCTGCAGCCGCAATGTGGAAAGGCATTCATCGTAAATAAAATAATAACATGAACTTAGACAAATTAAAAGGCCACATTCCTGATTCAGTTATTTCTCAAATACCAGGAATTCAAGAGAAATTTGAAATCAATACTCCATTAAGATTGGCTCACTTCTTGGCACAATGCGGTCACGAATCAGGCGGTTTTAAACTAGTACAGGAGAATTTAAACTACGGCGCTAAAGGTTTGGTAGGTATTTTTAAGAAGTACTTTCCTGACGAAGCAAAAGCCTTATTATACGAAAGAAAACCAGAAAAGATAGCCAATTTGGTTTACGGCGGCAGAATGGGTAACGGCGCAGAAGCAACTGGAGACGGTTGGAAATTTCATGGTCGTGGATTTATTCAATTAACAGGTCACGATAACTACAAAGCGTTCTCTGCTGAAATAAACGAAGACTGCGTAGCTAACCCTGATTTGGTCGCTACAAAATATCCTTTGGCATCAGCTGCTTGGTTTTTCCATAAAAATGGCTTGCACAAATTGGCTGACGCCGGAGCTACAGACGCTGCAGTTACTTCAATCACAAAGAGAGTAAACGGTGGAACTATTGGTTTAGAAGATAGAATTAAACACTTTAAAGAGTATCATACTTTATTAGCATAATGAATAAGGACCTAGACATATTAAAAGCAATTCTTTTGGAAGCTGACGAAGATACAAAAGAAACAGAAGATACAGAAACTACGGATTCTGAAGTAACTGACGCGAATGCAAAAGCGGACAAACCTGACTCTTCGTTCGATAAAGATCCAATGGGATTTATTCTTAAGAAGTATCACTCTCTAAACATTTTATTAGAAGAGTTAATGACTCCTGCTTTTAGAGAATATGTTACGGCTATATTCATACAAGCTCCAAAACCAACTACATTTAAAGTAGTTTTACACAATAGTCAATTTTTCTATTTGACTTACATGGGAGATAACACTTACGAAGCAGTTATCGCCGGTAAAAGACATTACCTATCTAGTATTGGTGAGAAAGAAAGAGCGATGAAAGGCATCAGTAGATTATTACAACAAGGAAGTCCTTTAAAAACAAAAGGACCTGATGGAGCTGAACAAGGAACTAGACCCGAAGGCGAAGACGATGGCAGTTTAAGCGGCGGAAATAATAACGGAGGCGGAGATCAAACAGGTGGAGGATCAACAGAAGCGCCAGCAGAAACTGAACCCGCAGAAGAGGAAAACGAGCCAATAAAAGAATCAATCATACTAAGAGCTTTGCTTAAAGAAGCGGTGACTCCTGATTTGTTGAAGGCAATTCAAAAAGCACTTTCAGATGCTAAATATAAAGTATCAATAGAGAATAAAGGCAGTAGAGGACAAGTGTTAAGAACTAATTTTGAAACTTCAAAGAATGTTCAAGCTTTAATTGAAAAAGCGCTAGGTAAATTATTGCCTAAAGACGCTTTTAAAGTACAAGAATTTCAAAAAAACCAAGGAGAATCCAAATCAGGCACTTATCCTACTTATAAAGTACAACTAACTAAACCTGTACAAGGCTATAAAAAAGGAGAAACAGTTTTTATAGTAAGTACAGTAAAAGAAGGAGCTTCTACAAAAACAAAAGCACTAACTCCAGTTAAATTGGGGCTTACTAGCGGTAAATTTAAAAATGCGACCTCATTAGCTAACACGATTAAAAAAAATGTACCTAATGTTACTAATGATAAATCGCTTAAAGAACTATTAGATAGTTTAGTTGATGACGTATTAAAAGGCGCAGCTAAAGGTAAATTTGCAGACACTGCTGAAATTACTAAATTCGATCAAGAAATACCATTAAGCGAAAGAACTAGAAAGGCACTTACTAAAGTTAGTCCACAAGACGTTGGAATGGTTGGATCAGATTTTGGTGAATGTTTAGGAGCAATTGCTTTATTAAAAAGTGTAGTCAACGCTGGATCTGGAATTGTATTTCCCGCTGCTGAAGCCAATCCTTTAGCAGATTTTCAATTAGACGGATTTAACGTATCGGCAAAATACAACAAAGGCGGAGCAGCAACTATAACAGACACAGTAAAAAATATTAAGCCTGAACAACTTACCACACCAGGACAAAAATCGTTATACAAATTACTTACGACTATTATACGTGAAGATGGAGTTCAAGGTCCTCTAAGTATTGCAAAAGCATTAAAATTAGACGGAATGGATAAACTCTCTCAAATTATAAAAGTCCCAGTTCAAAATATAGATGCACAATCTATAAACGATTATGTTAATAAGATTTTAAAAACAGCAACTACTGACGAACAAAAAGATGCCATCATAAAAAAGAAATTTGTGCCTTTCTTTGCCGCTATTAAAAAAGCTCCTGGTTTTCCTATAAGATGGAGAGACATATCTCCTAAAGCTTATTATGGAGTAATTACTTCTCCATTGGTTAATTACGTAGCTGCTTCCCTAAACTCTAGTAAAGTTTATAAAAAAGCCTTAACCGATATAATGAGCAAATCAGAAGTTAAACAATTATATTTAACAATGAACGTTAAACAGAATACTGCTAGATTTAATTTAAAGAGCTTCTCTTCTTCTGAATTTGAATTTGAATCTTCATTGTCAATATACAATCCAAAAAATAAGAGGTTGGCCTTTAGAATGCTTTAGTATTGCACTATCACCATAGACTTTAGTTAAAAAGTATCAAGAAATTTTATTAAATTGGTTATATGAAAAAGACTATTCACAGAGTTATGAAAACACCGGATGGCATTACGATCCATCTTATTCAAGAACCCGGAAGAAACCCAAGACCTCACAATTTAACTGGCCCCGCAATGATTTATCCAGACGGGAGACAGGAATACTATATAAACGGGTTAAAATTAAACGCATCTCAATTCGTGTCATCAACTAAGAAGTACGTTCCCAAGCCTGAGGAAGAAGAAGCTTAGTGACATATTTATTAGAAAAACAAAAATCATGGTAAAATTAGCAACAAGAGCAATTATAGCCTTAGTCTGTATTATAGGAGTTTGGCTTATTTTCAAGCAATTTGAAGGCGAAAGATTTCAAACAGTAGCTTACGAACAAAAAATAGATTCTTTAGGTGTGGAAATAAAAGGTCTTCACCAACAAAACGATAGCTTAGAAACCACTATCACTGATGAAGAGTACAAGAATCAAGCGTTAACAGTAAAAGCAAACATTTTAAAAGACAACTTAAAAAACTTAAAAGAAGACAATTCTAAGTTAAAAGCCGCTGCAGCATACCATCCTCATCAAGTGGATAGTTTCTTCGTAGACAGATACAAAGATCAATATCAAGTACAAACTAAAGACACAACTCATTTACCAATTCCAGTATCAAAAGCTGTTGTTGTTGACTTAATTGATTTCGACAGAACAAAAAATATCGTTTTAAATCAAGACAGTTTAATTACAAACCTAGAATCTACAGTAACCGGTAAAGACAAAATTATCGTTACATTAAGAACTAAAGAAGGCAACTACGAATCAATCATTCAAAAGCAAGTTCAACAACAAGACAATTACAAAATTATTGTTGAAGGTTTAAAGGGCGATTTAAAGAAGTCCGATTTAAAAATGAAGAGGAATAAAATTGAAAAGTTTGTTATGGGTGCCCTTATCATAGGTCTCGTAGTAACGCATAAATAATGTCAGATAATCAAATCGATATAAAAGAGAGGATCAAGCACGAGTTTATAACTTGTTCTAAAGATCCTGTGTATTTCATGAAGAAGTACTACATGATTCAACACCCACAAAGGGGAAGACTTCTATTCGATCTTTATCCGTTTCAAGAAAAAGTTTTAACATTATTTCAAAAGTACCCGGAATCCATAATCAATAAGTCAAGACAGTTAGGTATCTCTACTCTAGTATCCGCTTACTCCTTGTGGTTAATGATATTTTCAAAAGATAAGAACGTTCTTGTAATTGCGACAAAGCAAGATACAGCAAAGAACATAGTTACAAAAGTTAGGTTTGCTTACGATAATCTTCCTAACTGGATGAAGATTGGAGCAGCAGCAACTTCTAATAACGCATTAAGTTTAAGACTAACAAACGGTTCTCAAATCAAAGCAGTATCGGCGGCAGGTGACGCAGGTCGTTCTGAAGCCGTATCTTTACTAGTGATTGATGAGGCCGCGTTTATCGATAACATTGAAACAATTTACACTGCGGCTAAGATGACCTTGGCTACCGGTGGTGGATGTATAGCTTTATCTACTCCTAACGGTGTTGGTAACTGGTTCCACAAATCTTACACGGACGCACAATTACAAAAGAATAGTTTTTTACCTATTTCGTTACCTTGGAGTGTTCACCCTGAAAGAGCGCAAGACTGGAGAGATAAACAAGACATGGATTTGGGAATTAGAATGGCTGCTCAAGAGTGCGATTGTGACTTTGCAACTTCAGGTAATACCGTAATTCCTCCGGAAATTTTAACTTGGTACGAGGCAAATATGATATCCGAACCTATCAATAGAGAAGGTCAGGAAAAAGCACTTTGGATTTGGGAATATCCAAAACCAATGAGTTACTATATGGTAGTTGCCGACGTAGCGAGAGGAGACAGTTTGGACTACTCTGCTTATCATGTTATAGATACAGAGACACTAACGCAAGTAGCTGAATTTAAAGCTCAGACAGATACCAGAGTGTACGCCAACGAATTGATAGCGATAGCAACTAGATACAATCAAGCCTTATTGGTTATTGAAAACGCAAATATAGGTTGGGACGTAGTTCAGGGAGTGGTTGAGAGTGGTTACAGCAATATTCATTTTAGTCACAGATCGGACAATTCTGGAGACTTTGATAATTATCTAAACGTACACTATGGAAACTCTACCCTAGTGCCAGGATTCACAATGAGTACTAAGGTAAGGCCTTCAGTACTAGAAAAGATGCGAGATTTTATAGAAAACAAAACGGTAACTATAAGATCGATTAGATTATTAGAGGAGCTTCGCGTATTTATATGGAAGAATGGTAAGCAACAGGCCATGTCAGGCTACAACGATGACTTGGTAATGGCTTTTGCAATAGGAATGTATTTGAGAGAGACATCTCTGAGGTTCAAAAGGACCGCTCAGAGTTTGACCGAAGCCTCTTTAAACTCTTACACAAAAGTTGGAGACGATAGTCCAATGTACCAGTCCTATACCAATTATGGTAACAATCCATGGCAGCAAGAGATTGCGACGCCAATGGGAAAAACAAATGAAGATTTAACTTGGCTTTTATAATAACACAATATGGCAGAAAACAAACAAGACAACCTATTTTCGGCCCTTAGAAGGCTATTCTCTACCGATATCATTATTAGAGATTCGGGCGGAAAGAATTTAGACGTCATAGATACAGAACACATCCAAACATCGGGTGTGATTCAAACCAACTCTTTAATCGATAGATTCCACAAAGTCTATACGACATCTACTGCGTACGGAGCGAATCTTAACCTAGCACAAAACTACCAATCAGCTCGTGTACAAATCTACGCTGATTACGATGCCATGGATACCGATGCCATCATTGCTTCTGCGTTAGACATTATTGCGGACGAGTGTACTTTAAAGAACGACCAAGGTCAAGTACTCCACATTACTTCTGCTGACGAAAATATACAAAATTTACTTGAAAACTTGTTCTATTCTGTAATGAACATAGAATTTAATCTGTGGTCTTGGATTAGAAACATGTGTAAGTACGGAGATTTCTATTTAAAATTAGAGATCGCAGAAAAGTTCGGAGTTTACAACGTAATTCCATTCTCTGCTTACAATATCGTTAGACAGGAAGGTTACAATCCAAAAAATCCAAACGAGGTTAGATTCAAATTTGATCCAAACGCGGCGTTAGGTTCCACGACAGGATTTACATCAGCGTTTAACAATCAAGATCCAGGAATTTGGTTCGATTTATACGAAATGGCTCACTTTAGATTTATTGGAGACGTTAACTATTTACCATACGGAAGATCTTATTTGGAACCGGCAAGAAAACTATTCAAGCAATATACTTTGATCGAAGATGCGATGTTGATTCATAGAATTACGCGTGCCCCAGAAAGAAGAACGTTCTACGTTAACGTGGGAGCCATCCCACCAAACGAAGTGGATAACTATATCCAACGTATGATCGGTAAGATGAAGAAGACTCCATTGATCGATGCACAAACCGGTCAATACAACATGAAGTTCAACCAACAGAACTTATTGGAAGACTTTTTTATTCCTGTTAGAGGCAACGACCAGTCAACTAGAATTGACACAGCAAAAGGTCTTGAGTACAATGCGATTGAAGACGTTCAATACTTTAGAGAGAAACTATTTGCTGCTCTAAAGATTCCTAAAGCGTTCATGGGCTACGAAAAGGACTTAACTGGTAAGGCAACTCTAGCCGCTGAAGACATTCGTTTTGCTAGAACTATCGAGAGAATCCAAAGAATCATAACCTCTGAATTGAAGAAAGTTGCGTTGGTTCACTTGTACGCACACGGATACACAAACGACTCAATTACTAACTTTGATATCTCTTTAACTAACCCTTCAATCATATACGATCAAGAGAGAATCGCAATGTTTAAAGAGAAAGTTGACCTTGCAAATCAAGCAATGGAAAACTCTTCTTTACCAAGAGATTACATCTGGAAGAACGTATTCCACATCTCTGAGGACGAATTTGATGAGTTAGACGACCTTATTGTTGAAGATCAAAAGCGCAAGTTTAGATACAAACAAATAGCCGAGGAAGGAAACGATCCAGCAGAAACAGGCCAAGCATTTGGTACTCCGCATCAGATCGCAAGTCTTTACGGAGGCAAGGGTGACGGTCCTATAGACGTTCCAGCAGGCTACGATGAGAAAAATCCTAACGAACCTATAAAGATTCCAGGAAGGCCTCAGAAGTACAAATCTACCTATGGAACTGACGAAGCTCCATTTGGAAGAAACGGAGTTTACGATATGAAATCCAACGCTGAAACTAAGGAAGACGACTACAAAGTCAGCTTTAAAGGAGGCACAATGAACATGGAAGGAACCAAAGCTGTATACCTTCAAAACAAGTCGGCTTTAGAAAAAATGTTCGGCAAAGAAAACTCGAGAAAGACAAACCTTTTTGAACAATCCGATCTTTTAAGTGAGGATAATATAATCGAAGGCCTAGATTAAAATATTTAGATATTTATTAGCAAGCCGATCAAACATAGCTATGGCAATAAAACATTCGAAATATCGTAACACCGGTATTTTATTTGAACTTTTAGTAAGACAAACGACTTCTGACCTTTTAAACAATCAGGACTCGTTAGCGGTTAAGATATTAAAGAAGCACTTTACCAATACTGATTTGGGAAAAGAGTATAGCTTGTACAGCACTTTTGTTACGAGCCCTAAACTTTCTGAGACTAAAGCTGAGATTCTTATTTCAACCATTTTAGAACAATATAAGAAACTAGACCACGCAAAACTAAGCAAACTTAAATACCACTTAATAAAAGAGATAAAGAAAAACTATAAATTAGACGATTTCTTCAAAGCAAAAATAGAAAATTACAAGCCCTACGCATCAATATACACTATATTTGAATCTCAGCATAGTCCATTATCAGATACAAAACAGATCGTTTTAAACAAGATTAACCTGTTAGAACACATCACAAAAGAGTCAATTACAGATCTTCAAGCTCCTCAATCTATTATGGAAGAGCTAATGAAAGAAGACAAAGAGATCAGGATTCTTACCTACAAAATTTTGGTGGAGAAATTCAACGATAAGTACGAAACGCTTTCTGACAAACAAAAGAACATCCTAAAAGAATACATTTCTAGCATTTCCGATAGCTCAAATTTAAGAACTTTCTTAAATAGCAAGTTAAAAGAAATCAAAAAAGAATTAACAGAAATCTCCGAGAATTTGGAAGACAAGGTCACAAAGATTAAAGTACAGGAGGTTTTAAAGTTCGTTAAGCCATTAAAAGAAGGCATCGCAGTTAAAGACGAGACAATCACTGGATTATTACAATACTACGATTTAATAGAAGAACTTAAAAAAGCTTCTAAATAATGAAGAACTTCAACAATCAATTTGCAACTCAGAAATTAAGATCGGAAGATAGCGTTACCGGAGGAAATGCTCCTGCAGATACCGCTGCCACTTTCAAAGCTGGAGACGGAATGCAATACGCTACTAAGAAAGCTTTCAAAAAGAAAAACGAGGTAAAAGACGTAGAGCCAAAACTAGTTGCAGGCAAAGCTAATAACTACGTAGCAAAAAAATGGGGTTGGAAACCTGCGCCTTCAATTCCTAATAGACCTTCAAAAGGCGGATTCCAATACAAGCAGATGTTTGAAGACATGGAAGAGGGCACTCTACAACCAGTGGATACTTCGAAAGACTCTTTGTCTCCAATGGAATATCAACAAGCACAACACTACGAGAACTTTAGCGAAAACGATTGGACCTTTGACGATGTATCCAAAAGATATATCAAAAAACAAACCGATACTAATGCTGCACCGGTAAATGAGGCTTTAACGTACAATAAATTTAAAAGAGAAGCGGCAACAAGATCCAACAAGGATTCTTTACACGAGGCTTTGAAATCAATAAACAAAAAGTTACACGAAATAAACAGGTTAATGGAATACTCAACCAACATGAGAATGGAATTGGAAGAGGATTATAGTCCAAGAACTGGCAAGGTTGTGAATAAGCTAGAAAAGCAACTAGCGGAAATTTACAAAAAGGTTAAAAGTTTAAAGTAACATGGCAAAATTAAAGTCGTCAAACAGTGAAAAGTTGACGTTTGGTAAAAGAAAATCAGGGCAACCTGGAGGTAAAAAAAGTTATAACAAAAACAGCCCAAGACCAAAAGCATATCGCGGACAAGGCAGATCATAATATTTATAAGCATGACAACAGCAATCTTATTCAAGAAACACAGAGCAGGAGAAATTAGCAAGGAGAAATTCTTGTACGAAGTTAGAAGGGACCAACAGTTACCTTTTATTACAAATATGACTTCTTACGAAGACGCTATTAAGATACTTAAAAACAAGAGTATCGTTAAAGAAGCGAGTGCTCAAGACAATATACATCCTTACACTTTAAAAAGAGGTGCTGAAGCTGAATTGCTAAAGGGCGGAGAAATTACAAATGTAGCTTACGCAAAAGCGGTTGCAACTGCTACAAAGAAATTAGCAAAAGATCCAACTGCTTACGACGATTTACATATTTCTAACTCAGCAAAGATCAAAAAAGCTGACGCCAAATTAGGAATGACCCCAGTTAAAGGCGAGAATTTTGTTGATAAGAATAACGGAATGAAGAAGATTAAAGGCTTCCACGACGTTAAAGCAAATACAAAAGCTTCTAAGAAAGAGAATAAGAAAGGCAATCCAAAAGGCGTTAAGATGATGAAAGAATCTGTTCTTAGCGAAGATTTACAACACGATTTTTGGGACGATATTAAAGACGGTAAACTTCAAATTGGAGGTATGTACGTAGTAGACGTAGAAGAAGATAACGTTAGTGTATATTTCCGTTTAGCTGGTCAACCTGCACAATCAGGAGAAAAAACAACAGATATCCAAAAAGCTGTAGCTACTTACAATAAAGAATCAGGCCAATGGAACTTTTCAGGAGACATAAAGAATAAAGTAACTATGGATCCAGAATCAGAAAAAACTTTAGACTACATCAAAGGAAAACTTGGTGGAGAAAAAAGTGACAATGGTGGTTTACAAGAGTCTTTAAACATTCTAAAACAACTTCTTTCTAAAAAAAAAGTTAAGTTAACTGAGGATACAGAAAATATCTACGAAGACACACATCCGGTTTATGGATACGGCCAAGAAGTTCCTTTACCAGAATCTGACGTTAAAGAATTAGGCGCAAAAACAGCGGTTGTTAAAACTATTGTTGGCGGAACTTTAGAACTAGAAATAGAGAAAGAAGGCCAAGAACCAATGATAATTCACAGACAAGTTAACGTTATTAACAAGGCAAAAGACGACTTGGCTTTACAAAGTCAAACTGACGATAAGGTAGATCTTGATAAAAAATGGTCTAATTGGGATAAAAGAGGAGAAAAAACATTCGCAGGAGTTGTAGATTTTCCTTCTCAAATAGATGCAGACAGACAAAAGAAAACTATGGGAATAGTTGAGAAACTAAGAAAGTTTTTAAAAAAGGACAAGAAAAAAGAAGTAGACGAAGCTACAGAATTTGACGCAGCTGGAAAAGCAATATTTGTTCCTGATAACGAAGCAAATGGAAAAGAGGCAGAATTAAAAAAAGCAGGTGTTAAATACACTAAAAAAAGAGTACAATAATGTCTAAGCAATTACTTATAGAACACGCGCTGTTTCACCCGATCACTAATTTAAACGAGGGAAAAAGAAACATAAATGGCAACTTAATAGTGCGTGGTCAAGTACAAGCTTGCGACAAACCAAACGCTAACAATAGAATTTATCCTTACGATACTTTATACGCTCAAGTAGAAAAATACGTTAACGGACCAATTAGGGAGAACAGAGCTCTAGGAGAATTGGATCATCCTGAAACTTCGGTTATAAATCTAAAGAATGTTAGCCACAACATCTTAAAATTATGGTGGCAAGATAAGGATCTTTACGGTGAGATAGAAATCTTACCTACACCATCAGGAAATATCTTGACACAATTATTTGCAAACAACATTACAGTCGGTATCTCTTCAAGAGCTTTAGGATCGGTTAGTCCAATTGGCGAAGGATTCGTTCAAGTTGAGGACGACCTAGATCTTATATGCTGGGACTTCGTATCCACACCATCTACTTATGGAGCATACATGAAACCGGCAGGAAGCTCACCAAGTCTTCGAGAATCAGTCGATTTGTCTTTGGCTAAGGTAAACAGATACGAAAGAGCAAGCCGTCTTATTTCAGACATTATATGTTCCCAGAGCGGTATCTGCTGCTTGAATAACAATTAATTTGCATAATTGTTTACTTTTTTGGATAAATTAATATATTTATTCCAATATGCACCGATTTTTAATTGCGGTCGCTACTAGAAATTTATCTATATATTGCTTCACATTACAATAAGCAATCGGAACTTACAATCATTTATTACAAATGGAAGACTTGTACAAACAGGCAATCCTTGATGCAAAAGCACTAAGAGCTAGCGCCATGGCTAACGCTAAAGCTGCATTGCAAGAGGCATTCCAGCCTAAAATTGAAGAAATGCTACGTCAATCTTTATCTGAAGATGAAGAAGAAATGGACGAAGCAAAAGAACCAGTAGCTGGTAAAAAAGGCGTAGCCTTAAAAGCTGCTGAAAAAGAATCTCCTTTTAAGAAAAAAGTTAAAGACTCTATCAAAGAAGAAGAGGAAGAATTAGACGAAACTGAAGAAATGGACGAAACCAAAGAAATGGATGAGTCTGAAGAAATGGACGAAACCAAAGAAATGGATGAATCTGAAGAAATGGATGAGTCTGAGGAAATGGACGAAGCTGAAGAAATGGACGAAACAGAAATGGACGAAACCTCTTTAGAAGAAATCCTTGGCGAATTAGAAGCTTTGGCTAACGAAGGAAACGAAATTAGTCAAAACGAAGAAGAGTCAGAAGAAGAGGAAGAATTTGACGAAGCTAAAGCCGAAGAAGAGGGCGAAAGCGACGAAGAAGGTTCAATGGACCACGAAGCTGGTGAAACAGCTGGTGAGGAAGATGAAGAAAAAGTCATCACAATCACTTTAGGTCAATTGAAAGATATCCTTGCTCCTTATCAAGCTGATGAAGAAGGTGCTGAAGGCGCTGAAGGCGACGATGACACTGCAGACATCAACTTAGATGAGATTTTTGCTGAATTAGAGGAAGCTCAAAAAGGTAAAAAAGAAGACGAATTGGATGAAGCTGAAGAAGACGAATTAGACGAGAACAACAACTCTATCATGCAACCAGGCGTAGCAGTTCCAGGATCAAATCCAGTAGCCGCACAAACAAAAGGTAAAAATGTAGGTACAGCTGTTTCTGGTCAATTAAAAGAGGCTAACAAGACAATTCAATATCTTCAAACTCAATTGAAAGAAGTTAATTTATTGAACGCTAAGTACTTATTCATGAACAAATTGTTTAAGTCTAAGTCTTTAACTGAATCTCAAAAAATGAAAGCTGTAAACGCTTTCGATAGAGCTACTACAGTTAAAGAAGTAAAAAATACTTTTGCTACTTTAAATGAATCTTTCTCTGTGACTAAGAAAAAGTCAATCAACGAAGGTTTCGCATCTCAAGCTGCTGGTTTAGCACCTAAACAAACGATCGAATCTGATCCTTTTGTTTCTAGAATGCAAGTATTAGCAGGATTATCAAAAACAAAATTTTAATTCCATAAAAAATGGCAAATTTAGTACAATCATTATTAAATGAGTCCGCTCAGAACGCTCAACAAGCTCAGTTTACTGTAGCTCAGAAGCTTTCTAAGAAGTGGGCAAAATCTGGCCTTTTAGAAGGTTTAGAGAATCAAGACAAGTCAACTATGTCTATTATCTTGGAAAACCAAGCTAAGCAATTAGTAGTTGAATCTTCTCAAACAGGTGGTGGTATCACAAACGGTGCTAACTTTACAGCTGGTACTGGTGAACAATGGGCTGGTGTTGCTTTACCGTTAGTTCGTAAGATCTTCGGTCAAATCGCTGCAAAAGAGTTCGTTTCTGTTCAACCAATGAACTTACCTGCTGGTTTAGTATTCTATTTAGATTTCCAATACGGAAACACTAAAGATCCTTTCACCGCTGGTCAATCTTTATACGGTACAAACACAGCTAACTTCGGTAACGCTGCTGCTGGTGCTTTATACGGTGTTGGTCGTTTTGGTTATTCAACTAACCAATTTTCTGCATCTTCAGGTGCTGCAACAGTAGCTTCGGCTTCTTCTGCAGAAATCGATTTCAATTCAGATTACACATCTTCTTTAGCTGCTAATGAAATTAAGAAAGTAACTTTCAATACTTCATCTTTAGCTAACTTCGATGCTAACGCTGTTCGTTCTTTTATTATCGTTTCTGGTTCAGTAACTGCTGCAAACAACTTGCAACAATTTGCTTACACTAGCGGTGGTACTATTAGTTTCTTCGTAAGTGGTTCTTCTACTCAAGTATCTCAGTCAAGTGCATTCACTGTTGAATACACTAAAGCTACTGATTTCAATACAAGAGGTGATTTTGAAGACAGAACTGCAACTCAAGGTTTCTCTGTTCCTAACGCTGCTTCAGCTACTTCAATCGTTATCCCTGAGATCAACGTTCAAATGAAGTCTCAAACAATCAGTGCTAAAACAAGAAAATTGAAAGCACAATGGACTCCAGAATTCGCACAAGATTTGAATGCTTACCATTCTTTAGATGCTGAAGCTGAATTAACAGGTTTATTATCTGAGTACATCTCTTTAGAGATCGATTTAGAAGTAATGGACATGTTAATCTCTAACGCTCCAACAGTAGAATATTGGTCAGCTAAGGTTGGTGATCAAATCAACGCTGCTAAAACTGCGTTTACTAGTAACACAACTGGTGTTTACTACAACCAAATGACTTGGTTCCAAACTATTGGTATCAAGTTACAAAAAGTTTCTAACATCATCCACCAAAGAACTTTACGTGGTGGTGCTAACTTCATGGTAGTTTCTCCAGCAGTAGCTACAATCTTGGAATCAATCCCAGGATTTGCAGCTGATACTGACGGTGCAGCAGATACAATGAAATATGCATTCGGTGTTCAGAAAGTAGGTGCTTTAAACAGCCGCTACAAAGTGTACAAAAACCCTTATATGACCGAGAACGTAATCTTATTAGGATTCCGTGGTACTCAGTTCTTAGAAGCAGGTGCTGTATACTCTCCTTATGTTCCATTGATCATGACTCCATTAGTGTACGATCCAGCTACATTTACTCCACGTAAAGGTATCATGACTCGTTACGCAATGACTATGATCCGTCCGGAATTCTACGGATTAGTAGTAGTATCAGATTTACAAATAGTTTAATCTATTTAAGATCTATATAATAAAGGACCCAACTTCGGTTGGGTCTTTTTTTGTGCATATTTATCTAGAAAGGTAGCGAATGACTGATACGAACTCGATTTCAAAAAAGTCTCCAAAAAATCCAATTAAGTTTTTAATTCCACTGAACGAGGAGCAAAAGCAAGCCAAGTCAATAATTCTCGATAACAAAATAACTGTTCTAAAGGGACAAGCCGGATCCGGTAAGTCCATGTTGGCAGCACAGATCGCCCTAGACCTTTTGTTTAAAAAAGAGATAGAAAGAATCATTTTAACCAGACCTGCAGTAACTTCTGGAGAAGACATCGGTTTTTTGCCTGGTACAAAAGAGGACAAATTGGCTCCTTACACGGCTGCCATATACGACAACATGTATAGGCTTTACAACAAAGAAAAGATAGACAAAGAACTATTGGACGGCAAAATAGAAGTGATTCCTTTAGCGTTTATGAGAGGACGAAATTTGAGCAATTGTTTTGTTGTAGTGGACGAAGCTCAAAACATTACAAACAGACAGATGGAGCTTTTATTGGGCAGAGTGTGCGTTGGAACTAAAATGATTATATGCGGAGACGGAGCTCAAATAGATCTTAAAGACAGAAAGATGAGCGGTTTTAATTTTATATGCACCAACTTTAAAGAGGTACCAGGATTTGAGGTAGTGACACTAAAGACCAACCACAGAGACCCAATAGTCGAAAACATATTGGAAATATACAAAGCGTACGAATAATTATAGTTTTTGGGTTTTACCAATAGCTTAAATATTTATTTGAAAGCATTTAATGGCAAACCCTACAATATACAACGGATCTCCTGTATTTATCACAGGTAGTAGCACCCCATTTGGGTACTACGATTTGGATCCTCAATTCGTAGCAGACGCGCCAAAGGTAGCAAATTACTGCGCAAGAAAGCTGGGATTTCCTATAATGGACGTAGAACTGCAAGACACAAATCTTTTTACCTGTTTTGAAGAGGCGGTTTCAGTTTATTCTGAAGAGCTTTACCAATCAAAGATAAAGGACAATTACTTAGGGCTTGAAGGCGCTTCTACAGGTTCTCAATTGAATAATACTGTTGTTGTACCTTCTTTGAACTCTATAGTTACCATTGCGGACAACTACGGAGCTCAAATAGGAATTGGAGGTACGATAGAATTTTACTCTGCTTCTTTAGAACTTTCAGGAAGCCAGCAAGTTTACGACATGCAAAAATGGGCAGTCAACTCTGGAATGATAAGTGGAAGCGATAGAATAGTGATACAAGAGGTAATGTACAAGGGAAATCCTGCCGTAAATCAATACTACGATCCGTATTTGGGTGGTTCTATAAATTACCAAGGCGCTACAGAAAACTTTGGTTGGGCGAGCTATTCTCCAGGATTGAATTTTACTTTGTTCCCAGTTTATTGGGACATTCAAAGAATTCAAGAGATCGAGATGTCAAATCAAGTAAGACGCTCTTGGTTCTCTTTTGAATTAACAAACAACAAGCTTACAATACTGCCTAGACCAGAAACCAATGGCATGTACGTTTGGGTGAAGTACTCTAAGAAATCCGACTTTGCAGATCCAACAAAAAATAGTCCTTACGGAAACGATAAGACTTTGGTTAGCAATCCATCAAATGTTCCTTACGGCACAATTACTTATGGACAGATCAATCACCCTGGAAGACAATGGATATTTGAATACACTTTGGCTTTATCTTCAGAATTACTTGGATTAGTTAGAGGAAAATATGCACAAATTCCTGCACCAGGTTCTGAGGTTACTTTGAATGGAGCCGATTTAATTTCAAAAGGTCAAGCTCAACAACAGGCTTTAAGAGAAAGACTTCGTTTAGATTTCGAAGACATGAGTCGCAAAGCTCAATTAGAAAGAAAACAATCAGAAAATCAATCTATATCGAGCACTTTATCAGAAGTACCGATGTTTATATACATAGGATAACATGGCAATATTTGGATCTTTACGAGACATATCGACGTTTAAAGGAATTACAAGAGAACTTGTAGAGAACGTAGTGTCTCAACAAATTGGCTATTACAAGTATCAATTAAACGATACTACTGTAAACGTGTACGGCGAAGGTATAGCTAGATATTATATAGGACCGGTATTAATAAACTGTTTGATAGAAAGAGGAGATTATTCTGCAATATTAAAGGATCACGTAGTAGATATTGATAGAGCTGTAACTTTTAGATTTTTTAGAGATCATTTAGTTGACGCTAATATAGTTCCTGAAGTTGGAGATGTTTTAATGTACAACGAATCCTATTACGCTGTTGATAACGTTAACGAAAATCAATTAATCTTAGGAAAAGACGATGGTTATGCGTATTCAGAAGGATTACAAAATTTTGGTACTTCTTATTCGATTATATTAACAACACACTATACCAGTGCGGATAGAATTGGTATTAAACAAGAACGCTTATAATGAATCAGACAGTAAGACCTCAGAATAGAAGAGAGTTCATGAATAAATTAGTAGCTCCGTACGACGAAAAGACGGGCAATCCTAATTCCGTATTCTCTGAAACAACAAAATTAGGTCAACCTGAAATAAATAGAGCAAAACAGATTAGTGTTAAGGGCGATACTGACAAAGATTTTTATGTAGGTATAAAAGATATTGACGAGGCTTTAATGTATTATTTTACAGACGTATTAAAGCTATCAACAATACAAAACAATACGCTTATAAATGTTCCTATATTATACGGTACACCAGAAAACTGGAAAGGCATTCAAAGGGACGGTTTTTATAGAGACACTAATGGAAAGATTTTGTATCCGTTATTAATGTTTAAAAGAAACAACGTAACACAAAATAGAGGGTTGGGAAATAAATTGGACGGAAATTTGGTACACAACGTTCAACTATTTGAGAAGAGATATTCAAAGAGAAACAACTACGGTAACTTTGGAATTCTAACCGAAAGAAGTCCTGAAACTGAGTATATTGTAGTGGTTACTCCTGATTACGTTACATTAGAATACGAGTGCATTGTTTGGACTTATACCGTAGAACAGATGGACAAGATAGTAGAATCTTTGAATTTTGCCTCTAGATCTTATTGGGGAGATCCTAATAAATTTCAATTCTACTCTTCTATAGAGTCATTCAGTGACAACATAAGTTACGATGTGGGACAAGACAGAGCTGTTAAGTGTACGTTTACTTTAGTTTTGAACGGATATTTAATACCAGACAGCGTCAACAAAAAGATCGCAAATGCCAATAGATACTTCGGGGTATCTCAAGTAGTTTTCGGTCTAGAAACAGCCGCAAGCGCAGAACAACAACAAGCAAACATGAGAATAATACAACCAAAGAAGATCAGCAGTGTATTAGCGGCGGATTCTGTCAACAATACTTTTACGTCGGGAATAGACATTGCTACACTTATTTACTTAAGTACAAGCTTACAAGTTTCAGGAACTTACGTAAACTCAACGACTGCAACTTTCAACAAATCTTGGGGATTGACACCGACAGGACTTCCGGCAAATGGCATAGACAATTTCAATTTCTTTGTAAACGGTCAATATATTGAAGCGTCTGCAATTACAAGCTGGACAGACAACGGTATTGGAACTTCTACTTTAGTTATTAATCCATCAGTTTTGACATTTAGTTTTGAATCAACAGACTTAATATTAGCAGTAGGTAAATTTAAACCTTAATGGCACAATTTTATAATAAACAGCTACACTTTCCGTTATCGGGTTCTTTTACAGGTTCCTTTAGTGGGTCGTTCTTTGGTAATGGTTCAGGAATAACAAATATTTCTGCGAGCAATATTGTTGGTTTAAACCTTTCTCAAATAGCTAGTGGTAGTTATACTGCATCCATATCTCCAAACAATGGATTCGTTGTTAATACGAGCGCTTCATTTACAGGTAGTTTGGACGTAAGCGGAAACATAACCGCTTCTAATGCTGTATTTACTGGAACTATAACAGCTCAAACCCTAGTAGTTACTACCATTAGCTCATCAGTAATTTACAGTTCAGGATCTAATCTATTTGGAAACAGTTTAGCTAATACTCAGACTTTTACTGGATCTGTAAACATAACAGGAAGTCTTACTTTAAAGGGCAACGAAATAGTATCAGGCAGTTTAATTGTTACTGGTGGTATTTCTGGTTCTTTATTTGGAACGGCTTCGCAGGCTACTTCTGCTTCTTATGCGTACACGGCAAGCTCGGCAATTTTAGCGTCCTCTTCATTGATTGCTATTTCAGCTTCTTATGCATACACCGCTAGTTCCGCAATAGTTGCCTCATCGTCATTAATAGCTATTAGTGCATCGTATGCTTATACAGCTAGCTCTGCAATTTTAGCATCAGCTTCTTTAATCGCAACATCTGCTTCTTACGCTTACACAGCATCAAGTGCAATTAGCTCTTCTTTTGCAAATACTTCAAGTGTAGCCTATTCAGGAACAGGTTCTTTTACTGGATCTTTTATAGGAGTTCATACCGGATCTCTATTTGGAACTGCATCTCAAGCCATTTCCGCATCTTACGCTTACACGGCTAGTTCCGCAATTAGCGCAAGTTTATCTCAAACGGCATCTTTTGCCATAAGAGGTAATGGTAGCTTTACTGGATCTTTTACTGGGTCTTTCTTTGGTGACGGTAGCGGATTGACTAACATCTCTGCGAGCAATATCGTTGGTTTGAATCTTTCTCAAATAGCGAGTGGTAGTTATACAGCTTCTATATCTCCAAATAACGGATTTGTTGTTAATACGAGCGCTTCATTCACAGGTAGTTTGGACGTAAGCGGAAACATTACAGCTTCTAATGCACTGATAAGAGGAACTTTGACAGCTCAAACCTTAGTAGTTCAAACTATTAGTTCTTCTATAATTTACAGCTCTGGTTCAAACATATTCGGTAATTCAACTGCAAATACTCAAACATTTACAGGATCTGTCAATATTTCTGGTTCTTTAAATTTGACAGGCAGCGCAACGATGAATGCTGGACTTATTGTCTCTCAATCAATAAATGCATACAATATAAACGCAGGATATCCAACATCAAATCAGTGGCAAACTAATTTAGGTGGATCTTATTTTAATAACTTTACAACTCAAACAGACGTGTCAGAGATACTTAGATTTTTGGCTGGATTGCTATCTGCTTCTGCTCCTGACGCAAGTCCAAACACAAGAACTTTTGGATCTTATACTGCCAATGCTCAAAACACTACAACAGGCACAGTTACTGCTGGTAGCGTTCCTCAAAGTACTAGTAATGCGACCATAACATATCTACAGGGCAAAGGATTCGCGACAGCAGGAAGCACGATATTCTCAGGTATTACGCCTATATATACTTCTACAAGTTACGGATACACTTACACTAGTGTTGCGTCTGGAACTACAGTAGCAACCTCTTCTGCAGATGCTCAATTATTTGGACTCGGTACACTACTAAGTGGAAATGCAACTAATTTCAAGGTTTCTGGATCTTTTAATTTCAAATTTTTAAATAGCTCAACTAAAGCAACGACTGCTACGTCTTCATCAGCTACTTTAATTACTCAAACAGGAGCCGGTACAACATCAGGAGTAACTTTAGCCAAGATCAATACCGCTAATCCAGCAGTAATTCCAGCTGCATATCAAGACGGTAAATTTGCTTCTGTATTTTCTCCGGCAGTATACGGAGCTTCTACAGATTATACAGGTTCAGGTTATTATCACATATCGGCATCTATTATAATAGCAAGTGGGTCTAGTCCATATACTTCGCCAATTAATAGTAACGCCGAGATATTCTACGCTCCATTAACTACAATATCTACAAACGTTCCAGCAAATACAATTACTGCGGCGGCAGCTTCTGCTTCTCTATCTGCAGTTTCAAGATCTTTAAGTGGAGCTCCTTATTTGAGTGGTTCTACTTACAACGTTTCTAGTTCTGTTACAGGCGCTTTTAATCCTCTTTATTTTGCCGGCACCAACTTAGCATATCAAACAGTTTCAGGAACTGGATTAACGCAAACTTCTGGAACTACTACTATTTCTACAGCTGGTGGAACTATACAAACCGCAAATGCCGTATATGATTCCACGGGCGTAACTGCTAGAGCGACTTCAACAATTCCTTTCGAAACAGACAGCGTTAAATTAAACGGTCTTTATACATTTGCTGCTAGTACAAATACCAATATAGCTCAGATAGGTTTAACTCCTGTTACTTTCACAGTTACAACAAATGCTACCAATAAAAACGCAGCCGCTTCAACTTACGATACTCAAACGATCTACTATCACTCTACTGGATCATTTGGTCAAAACGCAACCAGCGGATCTTTAGCATACTTCGGTAGAGGTCAAGGTACAGATACTTCTACCGCTTTAATTGAATCATTCTTGGGTGAAAGTTATCGTTTACAATTAAGCGATACCGTTTTAACTTTCAGTGGATCTTTTTGGAACACTGGATCTGTTTATGGTAACTTAGGCGCAACTGATCTTCAAGTAAAACCTGGATACTTAGTAAAACCTGGAGGCGCTTACGGATATTGGTTGCCAAATCCATCTTCTGCGAGCGCTTACAAATACTACGTTAGAAAGTTCACGACTTCTGGAACTAAGACTTCGATGACCTTAAATTTGGGTCAAACTTTGGTTAACTGGGACGCAACCACTGCGACAGCAATATCAGTAGCATTACTATTCGAATCTTCAAACAGTTCAATATACACGCCTGCTAGATTTTACGACCCAGCAAACTTGTTATCGAATTTAGTTTCAGGAAGTATTACAGCAAATACTGACGGTAAAAATCCATTTGGTTCTGCTATAGCTCTTTATGGTAATACTGGTGGATCTTTAGCAAGCACTACTTATACTATACCGATTAGAAATGCTGATGGAATGATTTTAAACTCACAATACGACGAAGTATACGTTATAGTTAAGTACAACGGAGACCCGACTCCAATAACGGGAATAACAGTAACATTTAGTTAATATTTAATATAGATGGCAATAGATAGCGTAAAAAAATCCTCCAGGTTCCTACAAAGTAGAAGGTATACTCATGAAACGCTCTTAGATTCTCAAGAAGCGTTTACTTCTACGTTGGACATAAACTCTAGCGAAGTTTATACGGATGCAGCTTTGATCCCATCTAGCAGTTTACCTTTTAGTGGAAGCTCCCAAGATTTATCTGTATACAGCTCTGGCGGTAAGCCGGTAATGAAGTATTACTATCGCAAGAAGTTAACCAAATCCGACTTAAACAACGAGGTTTGGTTCTTTACAACTCCAAGCGGATCGAGTAGTGGTATTGGTGCTCAGCTATTGGACTCGGGTCAGCAAGGCAGTTTTGTATCTCCAAAGTATTCTGTTCCAGCTTTGTCCAACGCAAATACGGAAGACAACCCAGCCGGTTATTTGGCAAAAGTATTCGTTTCAACAAATGCGAGTACGCCTGCTAACGCGGATCAAATCTCCGTTAACAACTACGCTTTCGATTACAAGACAGGCGTTTTAGAGTTCAGCTCTTCTGCCGTAATGCCAAGCGTTAGTCAATACGTTTACATCTCTGTTTATCAATACGTAGGAAGTACGCTAAACACTTCTCTAGGATCTTTGACAGGTTCTTTTACTGGATCTTTCTTTGGAAACGGAGCTGGATTAACAAACATATCTGCTAGTAGCATTAACGACCTCAATCTATTCAGAATAGCGACAGGAAGCATATCAGCAAGCGTTAACGTAGGTCCAACTATATTTACAATAGTTTCTGCAAGCAGCACCATATTTAGCTTGAGCAACAGTGGAAGCGTAACAGTGAATGCTACAGGATCAGTTCCCCACTTCTTTTTAATTACAAGCGGTAGCAAAAACGTTTTTAAAATAAATAATGAAGGAACTGTAGAAAATAAAGTATTCGAAAGCGGTTATATTCCAATTCCCCAGTACGGCGGTATCTATTTTACCAGTCAATCTGTTTATGTTGGATTAGACCAGGCTACATTTAGCTAAAGTCTCAATATTTATAAGTAGTTTAAAAACAAATACACATGCCAGCAGCCTGGAAAAAAGTCATTGTCAGTGGATCGTCCGCTGAATTAGCCAATTTAAACGTTAATAATCAGATTGTTGGTAGTGGCTCTATTTCCGCGGCAACCTCTGTCGGTGTAATAACTCAACAAATATCTGCATCAAGTGCGGGTACTTTTTTAACGGGTAGCTTTACAGGATCTTTCTCTGGTACTGTAACCGGTACAATTTCTGCCACTGCATCTTACGCAGTTTCTGCTTCTTATGCTTATACGGCTAGTTCTGCTATTAATGCTTCGGCATCACTTATAGCAGTTTCTGCTTCTTACGCCTACACTGCGAGTTCAGCGATAAACGCAACTTCTGCTCTAACGGCTTCTTCGGCTGATAACTTCGTAGTTAGAAACTCATTAACAGCTTCAAACGCTTTAATACAAAATACGCTTACTGCTCAAACTTTAATAGTAACAACTATTAGTTCTTCAGTAGAATATTCATCAGGATCTAACATTTTCGGTAGCTCTACTGCCAATACACAGACCATGACCGGTTCTGTTAACATTACAGGTAGTTTAAACATAGTAGGACCAGTTAGTGGATCTTTAGGTTTTACGGGTTCTTTTTCAGGATCTTTTAGTGGAGCACACACAGGATCTTTATTTGGAACCGCATCTAACGCCTTTTCTGCTTCTTATGCTGTAACCTCTAGCGTAGCTTATTCAGGTACAGGTTCGTTTACCGGTTCTTTTTTCGGAGCCGTATCTGGTTCATTTAGCGGATCTTTATTTGGAACCGCATCTAACGCTGGTACAGCTTCTTATGCAATTCAAACGATCGCAACACTAACTCAAGGCACAGGAATTACTGCATTTTCTTATAACGGATCCTCTTCTGTAGCCATTTCTGTATCAGGCGCGGCTGCTTTAACTACTAACACGCTTCCTAAGTGGACAGGCACAGCATTTGCCAACTCAAATATTAGTGATACTGGTACAGCAATTAGCGTAGCCAGTAACGTTCCAGTCACTATTAATAATAACTTAACCGTAGCTGGTGACTTAACAGTTCAAGGTACGGCTAGTTTCCAAAATACACAAAACGTATTAATTGCAGATCAGTTCATCTTATTGGCATCAGGATCTAACTCGTTGGTAGACGGCGGTTTCATTATTGCTACATCAACAGGCCCTGGATACGCTTCTGGATCTGCATTCTATTTGGAATCATCAAGTACAGGTCTTTACGGTCGTTTTGCAGTAGCGTACAACGTAAGTGCAACAGCCTCTTCAGTAGTAGCAGACGAATACGTAAATACCACTAAGATAAGCGCCACCAATCCTAGTAACGCTACTCCTCCAACTTATGGATCTACTACTAACGGTATTGGTAACACATGGATAAACACAACAACAGACGACATTTATATTTGGGCATAATAAAACTTTTAAAACGTTATGGGATTTTCATTCTCTGGTAAAAAAGAATCTGAATTACAACCGGTTCAACAACAGACAACTCAGTTACAGCTTTCAAAAGGCGAAGTAGAGGCTTTGCTTACAATGATCAAATCCATGAATTTCCGTGGTGATCAGATTGAGGACGTATACAATCTAGTACTCAAGTTACAAGAGTATTACATCTCACTAAAGGATTAGTCAGATATTTATTTACAGCAAACTTGTTAATTAGTTTCTAGAAATAGAATCTGGTTATTGGCCACGAGAGTGGAAGTGGGCAGTAATAACTGTAACCAACCGTAATTAGAAGAAAATATGCCATCATGGAAAAAAGTCTTAGCTTCTGGGTCTGACGCCAGTTTTAGCTCGGTATCGGTAGACACATTCGTCAGCGCTAGTTCGTTCAAAGGATCTTTTACCGGATCTTTGCAAGGAACCTCAAGTCAGGCAATTTCTTCTTCTTATGCACTCACGGCTTCATACGCTTTAAACGGTGGTGGAGGCGGCATTTCAGCAATTTACATTCAAGACGAGGGCGCTACTCAAGGCACTGCTTCTTATTTCAATTTTACGGGCGCAGGAGTCACTGCCACTGTAAGCAATAGCACAGCTTCAATAAACATTCCAGGCGGTGGATCAGGAGCTGGATTTCCTTTCACCGGTTCTGCTCAAATTACTGGTAGCTTAGGAGTTACTGGTTCTATCAATTCTACCGGAAACATCACCACAACTGGAACTCTAACTGCTCAAACACTTGTAGTACAAACTGTTACTTCATCTATAATTTATAGTTCAGGCTCAAATATATTTGGTAATAGCACAGCTAATACTCAACAATTTACTGGTTCTGTTTTAATGACGGGTTCCTTAAATGTATTAGGTAATACTACTATTACAGGCTCTTTAAACATATCAGGTAGTATTACAGGTTCTGCAAATGCTCGTTTTTTAGGATCTATAACATCATCCGCAGCCTTAATTTCAGGATCAGGAACGCAAAGATTAGTTGTTGTAGGTTCAGGTTCAGCGCAACCAATATTTACAGTTCAAGGTTCACAAGGCGAGTTGTTCTCAGTAACAGATAATTTATCAGGATCTTTATTCAGCGTAAACGATTTATCCGGTTTACCAATACTAGAAGTATTCTCAGACAACACAACACTTGTAGGCAGTTATTTAGCACCAGCATTAAATACAACAAATAAAATTACAACTACTAACAGTGGTAGCTTTGTAATATACTCAGTACCAACATCATCTTACGATGGTGTATTTGTAGATTACACAGCAAAATCAGGCTCGAGCGCTAGAGCAGGAGTATTCGCAGCTATTTGGTCAGGATCGAGCGTGAATTACATGGACAACTCAACAACAGACTTTGGAAATACTTCATTATTAACTTTGGCGGCATCAATATCAGGCGGTAACATGGTAGTAACAGGATCAGTAGCTACAGGTAGTGGATGGACAGTAAAAGCAATTATAAGATCAATATAACGTTATGGGATTTAATTATTCACCTAAAATAGTAACAGACGGTTTAGTACTGTACTTGGATGCGGCTAATTCTAAGTCATATCCTGGTAGTGGAACTACATGGAGTGATTTAAGTAGAGGAGGAAATAATGGAACGTTAGTAAATGGTCCTTCTTATAATTCTACTTATGGAGGAGTATTAAATTTTAATGGAGGTAGTACATACACATCAACAACATATGCACAACCAGCATATGGTACCGGAACTTCATTTACTTGGAATTTATGGATTATTCCTGATGCTGCAAGTGGTACGGCACCAATACTCGGTAATAGAGGAGGCGCAGAATTAGTTTTTACTAAACTAACATTTCAAGCACTTGAATATTATCCTACAGTATTAACATACAGTATGACTGCGAACATATGGCAAAATATATGTGTTGTAAAAAATGGAACTACATTAACATATTATCAAAATAGTGTTTCTGTTGCATCAACAACATCCTCAGTAACAAAAGCATCAGCCGCTTTTTATATTGGAGGTGATCCAGTTGCTGGTGAATATTCAACAAGTACTATATCAAATGTTCAAGTATACAATCGCGCCCTCACCGCAACAGAAATCCAACAAAATTATAACGCAATAAAATCACGCTTCGGCTTAATATAATGGCAGGAAGAATCGCATATTACGGAGGCATAGTCAAAGACGGATTAGTACTGGATTTGGATGCTGCTAAGAAAGATTCTTATGCTGGTAGTGGAACTGTATGGAATGATTTAAGTGGGAATGTGAATAATGGAACACTAACTAACGGCCCTACATTTGATAGTGGTAATGGAGGTTCAATTTTTATAAACGGAGTAAATCAGTACATTACCTCTCCATATTTTGGAAATACAACCGATAGTTTTACATTTGCGCTTTGGTTCAAAAACGATAACTACTCAGAAGCTAAATATCCCTTAGTTAGAGGTAGAGACCAATCAGGAAATGGATGGTCATTATTAATAAGTGCTTGGACAGACGGAACATCATTTTCTGGTGTCGTAACTACTTCTGGAGGCAATACTCAATTTAATGCTGTGGGAACTTCAATATTACCATTAAATACATGGTACTATTTAACAGGAGTTTGGACTGCTGGCGTATCTATTAAACATTATGTAAATGGCGTATTAGAAGCTACTACCAATACATCAAGTACAAATTTAAGAACATCTACAGCCGGGTGGAATATGGGAACAGTAGATAGCACAACTTTTACTAGCGGATATAACGCAATAGCTCAAATATATAATCGCGCCCTCTCCGCAGCCGAAGTCACCCAAAACTATAACGCACAAAAATCAAGATTTGGACTATGAGTACAGTAAGTGGAACATGGCGAGGACCAAATATAATAAAGGACAGTAGTTTAGTATTGTACTTGGATGCATCGGCTAAGAATTCATACAATGATTTGGTGAATGCTGGGACGTGGAAGGATATGAGTGGAAATGAATTAAATGCAGTTCCATCAGGGTCTGGTTTTCCTAGTTATAATACAGGAAATGCTGGTAATCTTGTTTTTAATACTAACCCACTAAATGTAGGAAACAGGTCTATTCTTAATTTAACTAATTTAACACTTTCTGTTTGGTATAAAACAACTACTACTACCAATCAACAATTAATAGCTAAAAATTACGCTACTTCGTATTATTTAAACATTGCGCCTGCTGCTAATAGTTTTTCTTTATGGACAAATGGCGGGGATTTAAACTCACCAGTTATAACAACATTAGGTAATGGAAACTGGCATAGTATATCGGCAACAATGTCTGGAACTACTAAAACACTTTATTATGATGGTTCTCAAGTATCAACAGGAGCAGGAACAATACCTGCTGTTGATAGTTTTAATTTAGTAATAGGAAGTACGGGAGGAAATAATCCTAATCCTTTTATAGGAAGCATAGGAAATATTTTAATGTATAACCGCGCCCTCACTGCAGCCGAAGTCACACAAAACTTCAACGCAACACGAGGAAGATTTGGAATATAAAAAAATAACTTAAGATATTTATAAACAAAAGAAAAAATGATAATAGATAGTCCAGTAGTATCAGGTTCCATGCAAATATCTGGAAGCGTGATTATCTCAGGGTCCCTTTCAATGAGTGGTAGCGCTCTTACTTCAGGAGGAACCATCGCAAGTCAAGTGGACGCAATTTCTTATTCAATAGTATTCGGAGGATAAAACAAACAAAATGGCAAAAAAATTACTCAGGAATTACACCTTTACAGCCGCTTCAAAAACAGTCGTAGTGGATGGGTACGTTACACTTACTAACCTACTTTTGATTACTAACACGACAAGAAACGTTATTATTTACAACTTTGCTAACTCATCTTTGGGCGGTTCAACCTCTTTCAATAGTGCAACCAATCAGACTACTATTACATTAACTTTTAATACTGCTGGTCAAGCTGACGCCGATAGGTTACAAATCTACGTAGACGATCTTTACAACACAATGAGACCTGACGAAACGCTGATGGACCCGGTTGATAAGATGAGAGTTTCTGAGCCTCAAGCCTTGATCGATACAGACTTTGAATATAGCACGCAAATCACTAAGTGGGAAAACTTGGCAATGACCAACAATCGACCTTTTGGATTTGCTGTTCCTACTCAAATTCCAAACATAAGTTCTATCACAATGAACGCTAACTCAAGAACTGTTACGGTAGTATTGGGTGTAGGTAATGCTCCATCTAATGGAACTCCAATAACAGTTCAAGATACCTATTTAACTATTGCAAACGGTACCTATATTATTGAGACCGGCGGTTTAACTAGCACTTTTACTTACACAGCTAGATCTACTAATACTACTAATATTACGGCAATATTCGATCAAAATAAAACTAATATTTTTAGAGGTACTATTTTTACTGCCGCTAACATTGGAACTAATCCCAATCTGTCTTATACAGGATCTTTAATTAACGTGACTTGTAGTGTTCCTCACGGTCTTTCTATAGGCAACGAAATAGCAGTAACTGGATCTGTAGCAACAACAAATGCGCCTAACGGATCTTTTACTGTTGCAAGTATTTCAAGCACAGCGTCATTCTCTTATTACACTCCTTTTGGAACTCCAACTGGTGTATTATCTGGAACCACTGCTTTGATTTATCCAAGACCTCAATCTCAATTCTTACACAGACCTTTCGACGGTGGAGTCTTATTCTCAAGTAACGGTAGTTCTAACATGGAACAAGCGGTAAGACAAACAAGACGTTACTTTAGATATCAATCAGGTAAAGGCATTCAAATGAGTTCTGGTACTATATTAAAACCTGACTTACAAATCGACTCTTTAAAAGCCTCAGGCACAACCGTTACAGTTCAAACAAAAGAGCAACACAATATTCAACCTGGAACCACTATTACTATTCTTGGCGCAAACGAACCAGAGTATAACGGCACATTCGTAGTCTCTTCAGTTACAGGATACAACACATTCACCTATACAGCTTTATCAGCTCCATCAGTAACTATGGCTTCTGGTATTTTCTATGTAGCTATTACTGGATGGTACGGAGCTTCCAATAAACTCGGTATTTTCGATCAACAAAATGGATTATTCTGGGAGTTCGATGGTCAAAAAGCTTACGTAGGCAGAAGAAACTCCACTTTCCAAGTATCAGGCAAAGTGTCAGCAGTAACTGGATCTAATTATATTTCACAAACTAGTATCTCTTTCCCAACAGAATTTTCAAAACAAATTACTCCTGGAGATTACGTAGTTATTCGTGGATGTTCTTACAGAGTCTTGGGTATAGATAGCGATGTGAGTATGTCAATTAGTCCTTCTTATAGAGGCGCTACTACTCAATTTGCTGTAGTTTCTAAAACAATCGATACAAGATTTTCTCAATCTCAGTGGAATATAGATAGAATGGATGGAACAGGTCCTTCTGGTTATAATCTTGATCTTTCTAAAATGCAAATGTTCTTTATTGACTACGCATGGTACGGAGCTGGTACAATTAGATGGGGCTTAAGAGGCGCTAATGGAGCTGTTACCTACGTACACAAAGCGCAACAAAACAATTTGAACACGGAAGCTTACATGAGATCTGGTAACTTGCCAGGCAGATACGAATCTTCTACTATTCCGCCGTATACAACATTGTCTGCTAGTTTATCCAACGTCGCTACAACAATGAATGTATTAAACACTGACGGTTTCCCCGTTTCTGGTACTTTAGCAGTTAAGAGCGGCTCTGTTGTAGAATACGTTAACTATTACGGAACCAGTTCTACTACATTTACTAATTTAACAAGAGGTCAAGCAGGTAACTCTGCATTGGCTTTAACAATAGCAAACGGTTCTAACATAGCGACAGTAGGAAGCACTGCGGGTCTTCAAATTGGCCAAAGAATCATTAGTTCAAGTGCATTTCCAGATGGAACTTTCATTAGCAACATCGTAAGTACCACTCTAACTCTAAGTCAAGCGGCAACTGCAACTAACCCAACAGTTATAGCTGCACCAATGGGAGCAATTCAAGGCACAACATTTAGTTATTCAGGGTCTGCTCCTGTTGCAGTAGAATTGGCCTATCCAACTTTTGCCCCTTCTATATCTCACTGGGGTACTTCTGCTATCATGGACGGTAAGTTCGACGACGATAAGTCCTTGATCTTTACTTACGGACAAACTACCTCAACTACATTGACATCTGGATCTACAGCTGCGCTATTCTCTATTCGCGTATCTCCGTCGGTTGATAACGGTATACCTGCAGCATTTGGAGCCAGAGAGTTAACGAACAGAATGCAATTAGTATTAAGTCAATTGGACATTACGTTGAGCACTCCAACAACAATGCTAGTAAGAGCCTATTTGAACGGCACACCTAGTTCTAATAGAGTTTGGACTAATGCTGTTGGAGACTCTACAAACGTTGTAAACTCTAGTTTGGCTCAAATTGCGGATTACTCGGGTACTTCAACCACAGTAGCTGGAGGTGAGGTAACAGAGGGATTCTTCGTAAACGGTACAACTTCTGCTGATCTAACAAAAGTGCGTGATTTAGGTAACTGTATTTTGGGAGGCGGAGGAGCAACGGCAAACACGCAAATTTACCCAGACGGACCTGACGTTCTTACGATCGTGGTAACTAATTTGAGTACTACATCTACAAACGTACTTGGTCGTATCGCATGGACAGAAGCACAAGCTTAACAATTTAAAATTATACAATATGTTATTCGAAGTACAAATGCAATTTATACCAGGAAACGATCAAATTTGGGTCGCTAGATTAAATCCTGAAGATCCCATCTATCAATACGATAACGAACCAGAAGCGCAAGCAAAAGCCGACGAGCTTCAAGCTGCCGATCCAACAGGCAGATTATATAGAGTAACGCAATTAGAAGCGGCAGCTCCAACAGAAGAAACTCCGGCGTAATATGTCATTTGGAAACGGCCCTAGAATAGTAACAGATGGATTAGTCCTATCGTTAGACGCAGCGGATAAAAATAGCTATCCTGGGTCTGGAACTGTGTGGACAGATTTGAGTGGAAATGGATATACGGGAACTTTAACAAATAGTCCAACATTCAATAGTGCTAACTCCGGTTTTTTTACTTTTAATGGTACTAATCAATATACCACAACAACATACAGTCAACCAGCTTACGATACAGCAACTTCTTTTACTTGGAATATTTGGGTTAATCCTGGAACAGCAGGAAATCTAGATTCTCCAATTATAGGGAATAGAACAGGCGCTACTTGGACAAAATTAACTAGAAATAAATTTGAATATGCAGCAGCGCTGTTAATTGATAATTCGTTAATCGCAAATGTTTGGCAGAATATATGTATTGTAAAAAACGGTACTAATTTTAGCTACTACAAAAATAACATTGTTATTACTACAGCTACATCTAGCGCAACACAAGTATCAAGACCCTTTTTTGTTGGAGGTGATAATGGATTTAGTGAGTATTTTGGAGGAAGCATAGCTAACGTTCAAGTTTATAATCGTGCACTATCAGCAACCGAAATCGCACAAAACTATAACGCAATAAAATCAAGATTCAACTTATAAAAAAATACAAATTATGAATAACACGTACATGATCTTTAACGTATCAGAATTAGAACAAATTGATTTTACTCAAGTAAAAGAAACCGCAATCGACACGGTTCGCAAATCAATAGATGGTACAAAAACATTCGTTAAATGGGAAGGTGAAATACCACAATGCGTATCAGAACTTACAAGCAAAGAAGGTCCGTACACATACGAAGAAGTATTAGCAATTTTAAGTAATGATTTATGGTATGCATCGACTGTGCCTGATGAAGTGATTGCGATATGATAAACAATATAAAATAGAATGGCAACACAATACGCAAATGGAAAAATAGTAACCGATGGATTAGTATTGGCGCTAAACGCTGCCGATAAAAATAGTTATCCTGGGTCTGGTACTACATGGACTGATTTAAGTGGTTTGAATAATAATTCCACTTTGAATGCTGCAACTTTCGATACTACAAATGGAGGTCGTATTATATTTAATGGTTCTTCAACATATATTAGTATACCATCAAATACTGATACAAGATTACTAAATAACTATCAAACTCTTAGCCAATGGGTCTACATAACTTCTGTAGGACCTAACGGATACTCAGAATTATATTATTCAGGCGCTCAATATAGTAACTTTACAAGTATTAAATGGCTTTCAGTAGGCATAACTTTTGATGTCACTCTTAACGTAGAATACACGATAGCCATGACAAACAATTATAGCGAATGGATGAATATAACATGCGTTATTGATAAAGTAGGTAATACTTTTGCTGTCTATAAAAATGGAAATTTTATTAATTCCATTTCTTTTACAACATTTTCTGTTTCAGGAACGACTACTAGAATAGGATCTAACTTAATAACAGGAAATAGTGGAGACCCAATGAAAGGATCAATAGCTACCACATCAATATATAATAAATTACTATCAGCTTCAGAAATCGCACAAAACTACAACGCACAAAAATCACGCTTTAATCTAACATAACATGGGAATAGCAGGCGGACCATACATAACAAGGGACTCATCATTAGTGTTGGATTTGGACGCATCTGATAAAAATAGTTATGTAGGATCTGGAACTACTTGGGCTGATTTAAGCGGAAATAGTAATACTAATACATTATTTGGTTCTCCTACATTTAGTAGCACTTTTAATGGAGGTTTAGTACTTAACGGAACTAGTCAATATACTACTGCATCTGATAGCACTAGTCTTAGACCCGCATCATTTAGTATTGATGTTTGGTTTAGGCCTACTTCTTTTAATTTATATAGTTGTATATTAGCAAAACCTTTTAATGGCCCTACCTGGACTCCTCCTTATTTATCTTATATGATAAGATTAGGTAGTACTGGAACTATATTAGAATGTAGTACAAGCACTGGAGGTACATATAGATCTCTAACTCCAAACTATACTTTTGTAGCTAATACTATTTATAACGTAATTTTTACATTTAATAGTTCTACAGGAGCTGCTGTAGCTTATATAAATGGAGCTGTATTATCATCAGGAAATCTTACAGCGGGGTCTATATCATATTCAACTCCTCCTTTAATAATAGGAGCCGGATACGGAGCAAGTCCTTTAGGCGAGTATTTCCCTGGAAGTATTTATAGTGTAAAAATATATAATACTATATTATCCGCATCACAAGTTACTCAAAACTATAACGCGGTAAAATCAAGGTTCAATTTAACATAGTCGATATTTATATATAAACCTGCACCTCAGGGAAATGGGAACTGAGGTACTAGAACATGGCAAACGAATTCGTAGCAAGAAATGGCGTCATAGCCCAAAACAACTCTGTAGTATCCGGATCTTTAGTAGTAACTAACGGCATAACCGGTAGCCTGTTTGGTACCTCAAGTCAAGCGGTCTCTGCTTCTTACGCTACTACAGCTAGCTATGCTGTAACAGCATCTTACATATTGGGCGGTGGTGGATCTGGCGTTGGATTTCCTTATTCAGGCTCTGCTCAAATTACAGGTTCTTTAGGTATCACTGGTTCATTGAATGTCACTCTAGGAATTACGGGTTCTCTATTCGGTACAGCATCTCAAGCTCTAACTGCATCTTACATATTGGGAGGAGTATCAGCACAGGTATTTCCTTATTCAGGTTCTGCTCAAATCACAGGAAGTTTGGGAGTTACTGGCTCTATAAACTCTACAGGCAACATCACAACTACAGGAACTCTAACTGCTCAAACACTTGTAGTTCAAACTATCACGTCTTCCATTGAGTATAGTTCTGGTTCCAATATCTTTGGTAGTCAATTGACCGACAGACAAACAATGACTGGTTCTGTTAACATCACCGGCAGTTTAAATATAGTTGGTACAGTCAGTGGATCTGGAGGTTTTACAGGTTCTTTTTCAGGATCTTTTAGTGGAGTTCATACTGGTTCTTTATTCGGTACAGCATCACAAGCGATTTCGGCTTCCTATGCCTACACTGCAAGTTCTTCTGTATCCGCTTCGTATGCTTATACTGCTTCTAGCGCTGTAAGTGCAAGCTATGTATTAAACGCTATATCCAGTTCTTACTCATTCACAGCAAGCTCAGCAATTAGTTCCTCTTTCGCAAATAGTTCTAGCGTAGCCTATTCTGGAACTGGTTCATTCACAGGATCTTTTATTGGAGTTCATACAGGATCTTTATTTGGAACTGCATCTCAAGCTTTAACGGCATCCTATTTATTAGGCTACATTTCGCCTTTTCCTTTTACTGGATCTGCTCAAATTACCGGAAGTCTTGGCGTAACTGGTAGCTTCTCAATTTCAGGAAGTACTGGAACCGTATTCTCTTCTAACGCCGATACTTTACTTATTACAGGATCTTTAATCATTACGGGATCTGGAGCTTCAATTACGGGCTCTTTGAATGTAAGCAATGGAATCACAGGATCTTTATTCGGAACGGCATCTCAAGCTCTTACTGCGTCTTACTTATTGGGAGGAGGCGCCGGTGGAGTAGCTTTCCCTTATTCAGGTTCAGCTCAAATAACGGGTTCTTTGGGTATCACTGGTTCCTTGAATGTTACTCTAGGAATTACTGGGTCTTTATTCGGTACAGCGTCTCAAGCGATAACTGCATCTTACGCGTTAGGAGGAAGCGCAAGCTCGATCCTATACCAAACTGCTTCTGCTGCAACTACTTGGTCTTTCAATCACTTCTTACAAACTCAGTATCCGGTATTCACAATATACGATAGCAACAATAACATAATCATACCTCAGAGAGTTTACGCACAGGACACTTCCTCTGCTTTTATATATTTCTCTACTCCAACTACGGGTGTTGCTGTGGCTTCCAAAGGCGGTTACTCTGCGTCTGTGGTGACAAGTGCTACCACTGCAAACACTGCAATCACAGCATCTTACGCCCTATTCGCTCTTTCTGCATCCAATGCACCCGGCTTCACTGTCGCGTTCAGTCAATCAAGCGCGGCAACTACTTGGTCGCTGAATCACAACATGAACACGAGAACGCCATTAGTTCAGGTGTACGATTTGAACTATAAACAGATCATACCCAACGAAATTGCAAGCATTACGCAAAACTTGACCGAAGTAAGATTCGATTACGGTCAAAACGGTTACGCAATTCTTTCAAGTGGAGGAGCTAACTACGTTACCGGTTCCACTTCTTTCTTGAATCAAACCACTCCTGCAGTTACTTGGTCGTTCCAACACAATCTAAACAATCAGTACAATACTTACCAGGTATACGATACTAACAACTACGTTATTATTCCATCTGCGATCAAGGTCATAGACAGTAATAACACAGAAATACATTTAAACTACTCCTCTTCAGGTAAAGCAGTAGCCAGTTTCTCAGGTATCAACGGATCTCCCAACGCAGCAACGGCCTCTTACGCCATAACTTCGTCTTTCGCAGTAACAGCTTCTTACGTATTGGGCGGTGGATCTGGAGTTGGTTTTCCTTTCACTGGATCCGCACAAATTACGGGAAGTTTGGGATTGAGTGGATCGATGAATATTACCTCAGGATCTTTAACTTTATTAACAGGCTCTTTAACTTTAACTTCTGCTTCTTTAACTTACCAACAGAATTTATCCGTAGCAGCAGGCGGTTATCAAGTAATCGCATCAGCAGCAACAGCATCTTATAGAGCGGCATTCTTCGACTACGTAATGTTCTCAGGTTCAATCGTAAGAGGTGGCACAGTTACTTCTACATGGTCAGGATCTTCAACAGAATACTACGAAAACTATACTGCAGATTTGGGAGGCAGCACATCAGGAGTAACTCTACAAACGGCATTAAGCACAGGAAGTATACAGCTTCAAGCCAGCGCATCGACTGCGACTTGGACAATTCGTTCACTAATAAGACTGTTATAACATGGCATTTAATAGAGGCCCAAAAATAGTTACTCAAGGACTCGTACTGGCTTTGGATGCTGCTAGTAAAAATAGTTATCCTGGGTCTGGAACTACTTGGACTGATTTGAGTGTGAATAATAATAACGGAACTCTAGTAAATGGACCTACGTTTAGTTCTGCTAATGGTGGTAGTATTGCATTTAATGGTAGTACTAATTATGTATCTGGTACTGTTAGTATAGCAAGTAGCCCTTTTACTATTATGTGTTGGGTATACCCTAATGTAACTCCATCTACTAATGTTTATTTTAGTGTTGGTTCTGTTGCAGGAGATAGAACTGCTATACATTTAAGATTAGTAAGTGATACAAGTTTTTTATTTGGTATGTATAATGATGATTTATCAGCAACAGTATCTTCCGTAACAAATAAATGGAATTGCTTCGCCGTTACTTTCACCTCAGGATTTGTCCAAAGTGCATATCAAAATGGAGTATTAGTAGGTAGTCCTAGAACTGCAGCAGGTTATTTTACTGGAGATACAACATATAATATAGGCAGATGGGGTCTAAGTGCTGCAACGCAATATATCAATGCTAATGTAGCAACTAGTCAAGTCTACAACCGCGCTCTCTCGGCAACAGAAGTTTTACAAAACTACAACGCAACAAAATCAAGATTCAACCTATAATGTACACAGGAGGAAACATAATAAGAAATGGATTGGTGTTAGCTTTGGACGCTGCTAGTAGGAATAGTTATCCTGGCTCTGGAACTACGTGGACAGATTTGAGTGGAAATAACAATAACGGAACATTAGCAGGAAGTCCAACGTATACTAGTAACCCAGGTTTTTTTACTTTTGCTCCATCAACTAAAAACGTATCAACTGCTTTAAGTAACATCTCTTTATCAGCTGCAACTTTTATCGCTTGGGCCTATCCTACTCAAACACAAGGAAATTATACGGCAGTTATATTTAATAGAACAGGTTTTGGAGGAAGTACTGCACTAGCAACAGGCATGGATTTATACACAAGTAATTCTGTTGGATATCATTGGAACGATACTATAGCAAGTTATAACTGGAATTCTGGATTATATATGCCAAATAATCAATGGTCCATGATTGTTATGTCTATTAATTCGAGTACAGCAACAGCTTATTTATGTCAATCTAGTGGAATAACATCAGCAACAAACACCGCTTCTCACGTCTCTTTATCAGGACTTAATTTTTATATTGCCTGTGATCCTGCAGATCTTCCATTAAGAACCTTTACAGGAAATATAGCTATAGCACAAATATACAATCGAGCTCTATCAGCAACAGAAATAGCTCAAAACTTCAACGCAACAAAATCAAGATTCAACTTATAACATGGCAACAATAGGAGGCGCAAACATAGTAAGAAACGGACTTGTATTAGCTTGGGACATAGCGAATGCGAACAGTTACCCGGGGTCTGGCAATACTGTATTTGATTTATCTGGAAACGGAAACAACGGAACTATTACCGGAGGAGTTACTTACAACGCAGCAACCGTTAAAGGCGTTCTAACTACAAACGGTACAACTGGGTACATAAGCTCGACTACTCCCAATTTGGCTTCTACCAATTACACTGTGATGGGAGCCGCTAGATACAACGGAGCTACAAGAGGTAGAATGATTAATGCTTACGGTAACAACTGGTTATTGGGACATTGGAGCGATAGTGTTTCTAACTACTACGCTGAAGGTTGGGTCAGTCCAGCAGCGGCAACAGGGGGAAACGATAGCTTTTGGAGAATATACACCGGAACTGGAAATATAGGTGGAGACAGTTACTCATTCTATATTAATAGCCTACTAACAAACGGACCAAACAACGCAGGATCTGCAGGACCAAACGGGATGGTAGTTGGAAGACAAGGTCCTGGTATAGGCTCTGGAGAATACAGTACGGGAGATTTTAGCTTTGTATTAATGTACAATAGAATTTTATCGGATCAAGAAATCGCACAAAACTACAACGCAACTAGAGGACGTTTTGATTTATAAGAATTAGTTTCACATATTTATATGTGAGCCTTTTGGAAAATGAAAAAAGGATAAAATAAATGGCAAACGAATTTAAAGTCCGCAAAGGACTCGTAGTAAACGGATCCGGTTCCGTATTACTAGACATACAAGGATCTCAAGGACAGTTATTCTCGGTAACTGATCAACTTTCTGGGTCCCTATTTTCCGTAAGCGATATATCGGGGATTCCTGTCATGGAAGCCTTCTCCGACAACACTGTAAAAATAGGAAGATACGGATTCGAGGCCATCAAAGTCTCAGGGTCTGCAGCTTCTGTTACAGGCTCTTTTAGTGGATCTTTTTCGGGCTCATTCTTTGGTTCGGGATCTCAATCCGTTTCTGCTTCGTACGCATTGACTGCTAGTTTTGTTTTACCGTTAAGTCAAAGCTTTGCGCTATCAGGCAGTTTCACTCAAGCCGGTTATCACATACTAACAACAGTTTCTCAAAGTTTGAATTACGTTGACGATGTAGCGGCTGCAGCAGGAGGAGTTCCATTAGGAGGACTTTACAGAAACGGTAACTTCATATTAATCAGACTTTCATAATTATAATATATGCCAGTATCACTATCAGGATCAATACTTATCACAGGTTCTTTAACAACTTCCGGAACCATCACTGCGCAAACCTTGGTGGTACAAACAATCACGTCGTCTATAGTTAACATGACCGGTAGTAACATTTTCGGAAGTCAATTGACCGATAGACAGACTTTTACTGGTAGTTTGAATGTTACAGGTAGTCAAACAGTTTTCGGAAATTTAGGAGTAGGAGGAGCGGCAGGTGAAAAATTTGCTGTAACTGGACCTTTAGGACTTCAAGGCTTTATAAGATGGAGTGATGGTGTTACTACTTCTGCTTTTTTGGGTATAACAGGTAGCACTGCTTTTATTCATGGTAATAACTTTTCTTTAGGGTTAGGCGCGAATGGCAGCAATAACTATTCTCCTACGATAATGATCAGTGGTAGTAATGTAGGAATAGGCACAACGAGTCCAATAGGCGCATTACATATTAAAGCGGGAGCAAATACGCAATATGGTGTATATGACTCACCAACAAGCGGATATGGTTATCAAGAATATAGACATAATGGAACTACGTATGGCTACATAGGACAAGGTTCAGCATTAGTGAGCGCAGGAAGTCCAACAGATATGGCAATTAGTTATATTAATAATTTAGCATTTTCAAGTGGAGCATCTACAGAAAGAATGCGTATTACTGGTAGTAGCGGTAATGTAATGATAGCCGGATCAACAGACTACGGCCAAAAGTTGCAAGTAATGGGATCCACTTTAATAACTAATGGATATACCAATTTCCAACAATCAACAAAGACAGCTGCTTCAGCTGCTAATACTACATTTACTATGGGTGGAGATTATGGACAAGCAACTATAAATGATAACATAGGAGGTTTAGTTGTAATAAACATATCTCAAGCTAATACTAATATAGCACTTGGAAACGGCGTATGGGTAGGAACGGTTATTAATCCTAGAGGAACAAGTGCAACTGTAACACAAATATCTAAAACATTGGGAGGTGGCGTTACTGCTTTAACAGTATCGGCTTCAGGTAATAATATTGTTGTTAACGCTACTATATCCGATGGAAGTAGTTATAGAGCTTCAATGACATTTATTGGAGGCGCAGGAACGTCATAATAAAAAACAAATAAAGATGATACTCAACTCACCATACATAACAGGATCGATCAACGTATCAGGAGTCATAACCGGCTCTCTGTCAGGATCGGTTACAGGATCTCTATTTGGAACTGCAAGTCAAGCTACTTCGGCTTCTTTGGCCGCAACCTCTAGTGTGGCTTATTCCGGCACAGGTTCTTTTTCTGGCTCTTTTAGTGGATCTCTATTTGGAACTGCAAGTCAAGCGTTAACTGCGTCCTATTTGTTGGGTTACGTTTCCCCGTTCCCTTTCACAGGCTCGGCTTCTATTACCGGTTCATTGAGAGTTTCGGGCTCTACTAACATGTCTGCTTCTTCTTACGCTTTAGCAATGCTAGGGTCAGGATCAGGAGTATTCACAGTAGACGGCACTTCGGGCAGACTTTTCCAAGTGGACGACTCTTTGTCAGGATCGCTATTCTCGGTTAACACTGCAGCAGGTCTTCCGGTCGTAGAAGCGTTCAGCGATAATACGGTCAGAATTGGGCAGTTCGGACAAAAGGCTTTATTTGTATCTCAATCAAAGGTTGGAGTTGGAACAGAGACTCCGGTGACTAATCTGGACGTGTCTGGATCTGCAAGAGTAACAAACGGATTGAGCGAGACCGGATCTGTGAATATTTCAGGTAGCATTACAATGACCGGCTCTTTTACTACAAGTGGAACTATCACAGCGCAGACTTTGGTGGTACAGACGATTAATGTTACTCAATCTTACTCAAGTGGATCTAATATTTTTGGAAGCTTGTTGACCAATACGCAGACTTTTACAGGTAGCGTGAATATTACTGGAAGTTTAGCTTTAGGTGGAAATATTGCTATTCAAACAGGATCTGTAACTCAACCTTATGTTTTACATACTGTAAGATACGGAGGCAGTAGCGGTAATTTACTATTAGAAGGTAATGATACAGTTGTAGGTCAACCCGCTATAACATTCAAAAATAATAACGGTAATATTACTAACAATATTAGTCAATTAGGGGGTGCAGGTGGATTAAATTTAAATAGTATTTTATATATAACAGCTAGTAATGTTGGAATTGGAACAACTTCTCCGACTTACAAATTAGAAGTATCAGGTTCAAGCGGAACTTTTTCATTCAATCCAAATCAAGCGAGTGCTATGATTATTAGAGGTTCTGTAACAGGAAACTTTGATATAAATAATGAAGCGGCTAGTGGTGTTATGAGATTATATGGAACTTCTATTCAATTAAGAACCGCTGCAGTAGATCCTGCTGTAACTATTACAGCAGCTGGTGGTTTACAAACAAATCTTTCAACAATATCTTCATTTTATAGCACGCCTGGTAACGTTGCTAGTGCAGGAACTACAACATTTGTATACAACCAAACATCTGCAGAATATGCAGTTGCCTTTGAATACTGTATAATAGGTTTATATGCACCCTCAGGAACTAATCTATACGGAATAGCTCATGGATTTGCATACTTTATGGCAGATGGTGCAACTAATGCCTCATATATATCACAAAATATTGCAAATGGTTGGTCTGTTGCTGTATCAGCAACAAATGCCGGTGTATTTACTATAACATTTACAAATGGTGGTGGTGCTACAATGTCTAATATAAACATTAGAACTAGAAAGATAAACAGAATAGGCGCAGGGTAATAAATAAAATCAAATAATTTTTATAAGAAACAAATAACAGATGGAAATACAAAACGCAATACTAACAGGGTCAACATCTGTATACGGAAATATGGGTATTGGAATCGCAAACCCTATTTACAAATTGGACGTATCCGGAGACGCTAGAGTAAGTGGAACTCTATTCGGAACTGCTTCCTATGCTTTAAGCGCAGGAGTATCAAGTAACGCTACCGGTTCTTTTACCGCCCAATCGGTTTGGACTTTTTCGCACAACTTAAATAATCAAAACGTAGTAGTACAAACTTACGATTTGGGCTACAATCAAATTATACCGCAAAACATCCAACTAACAAACGTTAATACAGCTGTTATAACTTTCCCTTCGAGCATAAGCGGATACGCGGTCGCTTCTATGGGAGGAGTGTCAGCATCTCCGGTTTCCTCTTCTTACGCTATAACCTCGTCTTTTGCTTTGACCGCTTCATACGCCTTAAACGCTGGAAGTAGTGGAGGAACTACGGGAATAGTGGCATTCAATACGCAGACCGGTAGTTACACTCTAGTAGCGGGAGACGTCGGCAAAATAGTTCGCATAAGTAGTAGCGTGTCCTGCTCGGTAAC